GTCACACACTTTTCAACCATTTTTCGGAATTGTGACTGGTATGGTAAGGAGGTGATTTTTTTACACTTTTTCACACATGTTTTTTCATAAATCCCAAAATTGGACATTTTTAAAATGTCCAAAAAACGATTTCCGAAACACTTTTGTATATTTATTTTTATTTTTTTGGGTTCCTTACTATAAATACTAAAATATTAAGTGTTTTATTTAATTCGCTTGAAAAATGATGTAAAAATAATCATATTGTTTTCCTCAAAACTACCTCATTTTACCTCATTTTACCTCATTTTAAGCAAATTGGTAGGCTCAAAAGTAAAAATTTTACAGTCACACACTTTTCAACCATTTTTCGGAATTGTGACTGGTATGGTAAGGAGGTGATTTTTTTACACTTTTTCACACATGTTTTTTCATAAATCCCAAAATTGGACATTTTTAAAATGTCCAAAAAACAATTTTCGAAACACTTTTGTATATTTTTTTTTATTTTTTTGGGTTCCTTACTGTAAATACTAAAATATTAAGTGTTTTATTTATTTTACCTGAAAATCTGTTTGCTAACTGAAAAAGATGATAAAATAGTGATATTATTCGTCACAATAACTATTTAATATTCATAAAAAAAATTGCCGCTACTTTTTCTAGCGGCAAACCAAATCAAGCAAAAATACTCAAAAATTTACAGTCACAAACTTTTCAACCATTTTTCGGAATTGTGACTGGTATGGTAAGAAAAGGTGTAAAAGATGAATCAGAGTTATATCATTCACTTCGTTCCAATTGTGAGTGCTTTGCCTCGTATTGTCGCTCTGGGTGCTACAGGTATGAATATAACTTTTTATATCTCTCTGAATTTACATATAATAAAACAATGACAACTAAACAAATTGTATTATAATTTAGGTCTGAACAACCCGAAAAAAATATGATCTATTGTCATAAAAAAGCAATAGAGCTATAATTAATTGTGTGCATATTATTATAACTAAAACATGTGTCAACAGGTTACATTTCGTGACTATATATCTATACCTTTTGCATAAAATATATGTTTAAAGTGTTCTAAACCACTCAATACACTTCCATATAGGTATAATAACCATAAACCCACTTGAGGTGCCTTGAAACATTCGTGCATGCACTACTCCAATTATCTTCACACCACTTTCATCCTTGGACCAAACAATAGATCCCGAATCGCCACGATCAAGAGATGTGTGGTATACTTTAATACTGTCCTTAAAATAAAACGTTTTTGGGTTTCCATCAACAATTTCATCAGTCTTCCACAATAACTGCGTGTAACAACGTATTTCACCACATACTTCATTCGCACGACAACCAAAGCAATAACAAGTTAGTTTTTTGCCTTTTGTGAAGTAACATTGAAAATCGGTTTGATTCCAACAATTTGTAGTGTTATCCATATCAATTAACAATTGTACATTGTGAAAAGCAGATAGTCCGTAATTACTCTTTAAAGTAATAGTATTGACTTCGCACTCTTCATTAATTGCAATAAGAGCAATATCGATGCTACCTTGTTCCATTTCAGGTCCACATTCTTCAAATGAAAATGCGTCTAGAGTTCCAAATAATTGTGTGTGCTCCTCATTATACTTTGAAATAACATCATCAGTAATTGTTGTTGGTAAGATCTGACCAAGCCACTTTCTCAATTGTTTCGGTTTTGTGGTACCTTCATACTGAACAACTCTGTCCAGTTTATTAAACGGGTCTTCAATATTAGATAAAATCACCGCAAAGGGACATGACTGTGATACACTGCAGTTGTCATGAAATTCTCCGCCATCACTTAACATTTTGCACGGCGAATGAACGGAAAATAAGTGAGCTACCGTTAATGCATAAAAGTTATCATTTTTTTTCACAAAACCTCCAAGAGTTGCAAGAGTTGTTTCTCTGAAGTCCAATAATGGTTTCGGACATATAGCTACACCAGGCCTAAGAGGTCTCAAACAATTAAGTGGATTTAAATTTTGACCTTCATTTTCTTTTTCAACATTGGTGCTGTTGACGTCATCGCTATGCGTACTCGTCGAACTATTCGCTTCATAATTCTCTGAAAATAAAGACATATTTTGTATATCCATATTTGTCCAATTGTCATCATTAGAACAAAGCATTGAAACACCTTCTCGCACAATACATTTAAATCCATCTAAAGTAATTGGAAGAACATCTTCATTTTGAGGCACAAATCCTTTCGCAGTAACTGAAAAGCAAATAACCCACGTCTTGTAGTAATATTCCGTTGTAATTGACACCAGGTTCGAATGCAATTGACAAAGATAACTCCAGTTACTTGCAACAACATTGTCCATGTCTTGTAACAAAGAAGAATTTATAGGGCAACTAATATCAACATATTCTGATTGTATTTTAGAAACTGTAGGAGTAACATTAATCCAATGAATTGGTGTGCCATTTGAAAGATAATACGGACGAGACTGATATCCCTTGTTCAAAATAACAAAGACTTCAAAATCCATATTATGTGAGTGTCTGGCATAATATCCTTTTACTACACTTGGAAGTTGCAATAGAGTGTCTTCGTCTATCTGCATTGTAATTATATAAATATATAAAAGTTTTAGAATAAAATGTCCAAATAACAATTATAAATAGTATTACACTACTCACATTTGTTTCATTTTTTTCAATATTATAAATATCCGCATCCGCAGCCTCAAATGCTCTAAGTTCTGCTTCAGTTGTTGATAAAAGCTTTCGCAGTCTTTCATTTTCAAGAAGAAGTTTATCAATTTGTTGTTGTTGGGATCGTATACACATCTTAATGAGTCGCAACACATCACAGTACGACTGTATTCCTTTTTGACGAGAGACTTTTCCCCACATATACTGCAAACTTGCAACAAAACTATCAATGTCATTTTCAAATAAACCTGATGTACAGTCAGCAAATGCATTTAATAATCCACCGATTACACTCAAACTTGGTTTATACAATCTTTTGAGTCTCGCAACTTTATCTTTGTACGTTAAGTCTTCAATTAAACAATCAATCAAATGAATGACATCCGAAGATGATTTATGCAAACTTTGACAACTCTTCAAATCCTCACTCTCTTTGTCGCTCATCTTTAAGCCTTTGATAAAGACAAGACTTCTGAAACCTCCAAAGCACCAACAAAGAATAATGAAAAGCCTTAATTTGTTGTGTGTTGTGTGATGTTATTGTGCAGTGCGCTGAAGCACAAAACGGGAGACAGACAGCCGACAAGGACACAGCGCTGTACAGGCGCAGGCGGCAACACGACAGGAGAGAGTCCAAATATTGTGCCGTGACGGCAGGCTGAGCTGGCAGGCAAAGCGGGAGTCTGATTGAGTAAGAGATAATGGTTATCTTACACGAGCAGATTGTGAACAAGACAGGTGAGCAATGTGAGAGTGGAGTGTAAAAAAGCATCACACGGTGCCGTGAGGCCTAGCTGGTTATATTAACCAGACCGTTATGTTGCTTGTGTGCGAAACCGTTGGCTGCCAGCGTTCCGGGAACGGTAGTTCCGTTCCCGGTTCTCTGGAGGTAACGGTCACGTGATGGGTAAAAAACCCGTCACTGACCGTTACACGGTATGCGTATAAATACGTATAGCACAATATTATATGAAACCGACCTAGCGGTAAATTTGACATGAACGGTAAAAAAACAAAAATATGTTTCCTTTACATACATTCCGTCCAGGAATAAAGAAAAAAATGAAACAAATTTTCCACAAGTTTCTAATACAAAGAAAACAATGTCGAATTATCCCAGATACCAGAAAGCAAGTTCTATCCCACTGACAGTTCCTTTTTGTGAGGATCCTCGACTTATGGAAATGAGACAATTGCTGTTTGACATGAGTCGTTGACGACATGAGATGTAGCTATACCTACCTGCTCTTACCTTAGGCTAGTTATGTGATGTGTGAGGCTAATGAACAAATAGAACAAGAGACTTAATTACTTACGAATAACAAATTCATCACCATAATCTAGGATAAGCTCCTGCCCCTCCTCGATTATCTGGGTGGTGTACAACCACATTTCATCATGACCAGTATCACAGGCAATGAACTCGCAGTTGACAGAGTAATGAAGCATATCAAGAGGCTCAGTACCAATACCATTGACATACCTACCATAATTGGGAGGGCACCTACCAGGATGATCAAGCAATGACCCCTCATAATCAGGATCATGCAGCAAATAACCAATGTCATACAGGACATGGGTCGCGTCAATATACTTATCCTTATCTATGCGCAATGCATATTGATTACCTTTCTTGGGCTTCTTATCCTTCAAGACTCCAACATAGGGACAGACTTTGAGACCGCGAGGCAACTTCACCCGGGCGAAAACACCCTTATGATCATTAAGACCGAAAGGGTTTGCTATATTTGGAGCGCCTCGCACGGCAAGATAGCAATTGCTAGGAGCCTTGAGATGGAGATCATCCCTCCACATATAACTCAGTCCTTCATGTACAGTTACTCCACTGCATGAAATTGTTGCTCGTTTTGCGACCGCTTTGATGATTGAGCCTGTGGTTGAAGCCGAACTCTGCGAGTCTTATAGGTGAGTTTTACCAGATGCTCACCGAGTGATGTAAAAAAAATGAGAGCATAAATGGTCTAAAGAAGTTCAATTCCTAGACAAAAAATGAGAGCATAAATTAAAAAAATACAGAAAATTTGCTAAAATTTAGGAAAAATCAGGCAAAAAAATAAGTTTATTTGAAATCTTTTTTGTCTTCTATTTTTTATATAATTTGAAACGCACCTTCGGTGCCAAGATGGAACATCTGTTTCAAATTATAGGACATAAATCTACAACTGTCGAAGTCAAGATGTCTCCTACTTATAAGTGAATCAGGAACAATACATGTCGTGGGTTTAAGAAACATCAATTTACATAAGAAAAAGATAAAGTATACATTGAAAAGGGCAATATGATATTATTCATTTTATTAAATAATATCATTTTCTACAAGTTATTTATCACAGTGTCTCTGACGGTTTGTTGTATACAAATGAAGCACTTGAACTTTTACAGTTGCCACGATTATAATTGTTATATGCTAACTCCATGATTCTTTAGATATTATGATTGGCATATTTTTTTCCAAATATAAGTATGCTCTCCATCTGTGATGCCCGTCATCAATTGAATATATTGTTTCTGTTTCGTATTCATCTATGAACAAGGTAATAATATCTAGTTCAATTCCTTTGTTAAGTAAATCAATTAATGATGCTATTCTCTGCGCATGATGTTCGGTTGTTTTGGTTTTGTCACTAAAACTGTGTTCTCCATTTTTTACATCTACAAACTTTCTTTCTGCTAAAATATTGGTTATCATTTCATCGGTAACATTTTGGTAAGGGAAATAGTTCATATTCTTTGTTATATCATACGGATTTATATAGTTTGTAGACATTTTTCTTTTGTGTATTATATATAAACAAAAAATATAATTCATTTTTTTATACAGTGCTATTTGAAGTGGAAGGTGACCATTCTTATCCTTCTCATTGAGTAAATTGACCCAACAGAGATGAAAAGCATGACCACATTGTCGTTTCCAATGTCTGATTCGCCTTGTTAATATCATTTCTATTTGGACAGAATATGTGTATTACCAATTTGCGCTTTTTTTTATGTTATGTTTGTTTTTTGTTACTTCTTTTCGTTGACTCCATTATAACCTACATAATTTACCTTTATTTACTTACTTAAAGATAATTTATCACTTATTATAATGACATCAGCTCCAAAGACAAGAAGACTGGTTCTCTTCAGTGGAGAAGAATTTGAGTTTGATGGTGAACCACCATTAAATAAGGAACTGCCAAAGAGAGATGATGGGTATAAAAATTATCACGCTCATAGATTAATTCAAGAAGGTTCTGACCCTTTTGATGTACAAGGACACGCAACATTTAAAATTCTCAAGGATGGAAGAATACGTGCATTGGGACGAGCAAGTAATGTTAATCCAATAACAGGATGGTCAATGTGGTCACCTCACACCGCTCCAAGTAATTTGATTACGGAAAATGGAGTATTATGTCTCGTGTTAGATGATATTCCTGAAGAATTGACATTGGTTCATGAACGCAATTATCGATTAAAGAATAATACGACTGGAGATATTTATGATTTGGCACATTTTTTGTTGACTGTAAAAGAAGAGACGACCAAGTCCAAATGTCAGAAATACGCACAACAAATTAAAACAAAATCGTGTTTGTTAGGTGCTCAAGGAAAAAATCATTTTAGTTTCAATGACAATAGTGATGAAGAACTCTTTGATTTAGACGATTTTGATGAAGCATGCGGAGATGCTTACGCGTGTCAAGATGTTCTCCGAAGAGTCGTGCAATCACCTCACTCAAGTTTCGATATTTCTTGTAAAGTTTCAGCGTCTATTTTGTACGGATGGATTGGAACAGGAGATTTATCGCTTGAACTAATTATGGAACGTTCTATATGGGCATCATATTTCATCTTATCTTGTTTTGAAATTATGTCAATTCCTCATGACTACTATCAGGATTTGCGAGTTGCATATGGTACAGCAATTTCAACGTTTACTAATGCACTTTATGGTGATGAAAAACACGACCAAGACGCATTCAACGTAATCAATTAATATTTTGGTTTAAACATTAATAACTGTGCTGTTTTTGTCTGTCAGGATCGCTTACCGGTTATATTGAGAAACTACCATCTATAGGGTCTACTTTAAATGAACATGGGAACGAAAAGTTATCAAATACCTAAAACCTTAATATATATAAACAAAACTAAAAAGTGTCAGCAACACAAACATCTTTGAATTTGAGTAAAGAGCCCAAGTTTTTGGGTTGCGTCATAATTAAAATTTAAATGAATTACTGTCACCATTTTAACATTATGTTCTTCCATATTTCATATATTTTGGCAATTTATATTTATAATATTGATAATGCAAACTAAATCAATGAATTTAATTTTAATATATGTTGGTCCCTTGATATTTCAAATACAGGGTTTTGGTCTCCTTTCCAATCACAAATATTACATACTTTATACATAATCTTTTTTGTTTTATCATAATAATAACTATCCATTCCAAAATAGTCACTTTTTAATAAAATATAACCATTGCGTATTACATGATTTTTTATTAATTGACCACGTTTTGTGTTTTTATTTAATTCAATATCTTCTTTATTTTGAATCGTTTCCGCATCTAAAATAAAATCACTATAATTTAATTTCATTATTATTATTATTATTATAATTTTACTTAACATTTTATGTTGTTTATATTTACGCAAATTATCTTAATAAATATAAATATAAATTTAATTTTGTATTAGAAATAATATTTTAATATACAATAATATTAATCATTATGAATAATACTATTGATATTGTAGATCCAAGTTCAAACAATTTTCGTCTTCATGAATATTATATAAAGTATAAAAAACAAGACGAGTTAGGTTATAAACGTTATACAGAAATATGGAAACACGTAAAATTTTCCAATCACAAATAAAATGTAAAATAAGACAATCACAAATAAGATGGATACAAGAAAACATGTAAATTTTTTGATTGCAAAAAAATCCACTTTACGAGATTGGATTAAAAGATACAAAACATCCAAAAATCTTACAAGGCGAAACCGAAATTCTATTTCTTACAAAATTACAAAACCACAAGTGAAAACTGCGTTGGATTTATTGAAACAAAACGAACAACTTACCATGAATGAATTAGCAAATGATATGAAAAAGCAATATCCAACCTTTGATATTACACCTCAACATTTAGGACAGGTATAACTTACTAAAATGAAATAATTAAAATATAATAAATGTATATATAAATATATATATGAGAAATTCAGGAACTTTAAAAAAGAGAACAAGTTATAAATCTATGTCTGGACCAAAATCAAAGTCAAGTTCCAGTTCAGGAACCAGGTCTAGGTCAAAATCAAGATCCAGATCTAAATCAAAATCAAAATCCAGTTCTAGTTCCAGTATTGGCGGACCTCCTGTTTTAAGACGTGAATATCAAGAAATTAAAGTAACAAAAAAACAAGCAGGCGAAATTATAAAACATCGAGTAGAAAAAACTCGAAATAATCCTCCATCAAGTTGGGAAAAATGGAATAAAGACAATGCTAGATTATTTTTAAAAAATGCTTCCATTCCATACCCTGAATATAATGAAATTTTTGACAAAAAAAATGGTTTTCCATTTTAACATTTAAAAGTAATTTAATAATTTTAACTAATTTAAAATGAATGTTAAGTTTCAATTAAATAAACTATATTATAAATATATTGATGTTTCTACTATAAATTATTATAGATTATTAATAACTACAGAAGAATATATAAATATTGGTAAAAATTACTTTTATAAATATCCAACAGCACAAGGATTTATTAATTTAAATGAAGAGTTATTCAGTTCAAATCAACAAGCAAAAATTGAATATTTAAAAGTTTGTAAACGACAACAAGAACTTGAACAATTATTTTTTACTAATAGAAAAATGTTATGTAAAGATTGTGATAAGTGTGATTTTTATGTTTGTTCTGAAGAATTTCAAGATTTTTATAATGAGAATAACAGGTATCATTATGGGCAATTTTGTGAATTCATTTTTAATGATATAAAGAAAGATATACAAAAAATAGAAAACTAGAAGAACAAGAAACTTTGGAGTATAATGATAAACAAAAAAAAGTGTATTTAGATTATTGTGTGGGTAGATGCAATTTTCTTACACTTTTTTAAAATTGTATTGGGTATAAGTATAATCATTAATTATTTTTGCAATGGTATACATTTTGATAAATTAATTGATAAATATAACACCAAAATTAAACAATACCAATATAATGGTAAAAATAAAGAGTAAAAAAAGTTTAATTGAAGGATTAATTAAGAGTATAAATGATTTTAATGGTGGGATAGTAATAATTAAACACGATATGTATTTGATAAAATCAATAGTGTGTGCTGATATATATCAAGTAAAATCATCTGATATAATTAAATTTCCTAGTTATTTTGAAGAATACTGTGAGATGATAACAAATAAATATTTTTTAATATTGTTGTAATAAAGTATTAAATATTTTTTGTATGTTTTATGTTTTATGTTTTATTGTTTTTTTGGGCCCTTGCTGTAAATGCTAAAATTTTACAATCCTCATTGGTGTTTTTTATAAATTAGTAAAATAAAATTTTTACTAATTTATTAAGTATTTAAAAAAAATGAAAAGAATTTTATAATTTGAAAGACACACAATTATTTAAGTTGTAATATCAACAAACTTAATCTCAACCGCAAAAGCATCATGAGTGAGTATGTCAAGACAGTAGTGACCCTAACTTTTAAAAGATGGGAATGTAATAGATTTTATATAATGGAATCTCTTTTGGAATATCCAAATATTACTACACAAGACTTGGACTACATCGTCAATAATGCGTCAGCGTTTTCATTTGATTTTTGTAAGAAAATAACCATCCATCCATTGGTAACATTTGAATGGTTATTGGAGAACAAAAAAGTTCTGTTTTGGGACAGTGTTGTTTGTAATCCCAATGTCACAACAGAAACCGTGGAAAAGTATCCTGACGAGGACTGGAATTGGGGATATATGCATTTGCTTAAAGGTCTGAATACGGACTTTATTTTGGCTCATAAAAACAAAAATTGGAATTGGGTTGGGTTGGTGAAGACAATTTCATTTGAAGACTATTTGGTGCTGGATTTCATAAATTTAGGGTTGTCTTATAATACCCTTAAGTTCTGCGGTATCGAATTGAGTTCAAGCACAAAAATTACAATCCAAAATGTTATCGATCACCCAAATATTAACTGGTGCGCAACCAATTTGTTTCACAATCCAGTTATTAAAAAAGATTTAAGTTTTGACCTAATTTTGTCACAAATTGACCAAGAGACAAAAAGAACGGATTTGTTTATGATCCTTTTAAAATCTTTTGTCTTGGACCAACCAGTTAACATTGGGTTGGTTTATAAGGTTAGAAGTTTGCCTAAATCATTTAATGCAACGGAGTGGTTCTTCAAAAGCAAACCATATTTTGAGTATGTTTTCAACAATTTTCCATACTTTGACCCAAAAAGGCTTACACCGAAAATATTTCTCATGATACCAATGTCAAAAATTAACGAAAAAGTAGCAAACTTCTATCACAAATGTGAAATCGAAACTGCTAACGTTGTGTTACAGCACTTGAATTTAGGTCGTGAATCAAATTGTGGTATTCGTCAAATTATTCGGCAGTATTTGTAGTTCAGCATTTATTTGTCTCAAGGGTTTCCAATAAGGAATGTAATGTACTGCCTTAAGGTAGTCCCCCTTTTTTGTCGTGTTTTCCTCTTTTTATTAAATAAATAAAGAATTTATAATATTAGAAAATATGTAAATAAATAATACTAAAAATATTGATATATCGCTCCACCACTTCAAATATATTTAATTCACAAATTATTTTTATAATTCACAAATTTCGTCAATAGTCAAACCCATTTCCAATAATTTTTTTACTCTATTCGGATGCCAAGCAACTTTAACAATTTCTTCAAATAAATTATCTTGAACATATTGCTGATATTTTATTCTTAAATCAAATAGTTCTCTCTCTTTAGAAAATTTATTATAACTTAACATATGCCAATCCCAAGGTTTATCAGGATTAGCATTAACAAAATCTATAGTAATATTCAGGTTTCTACTTAACCAATACCAATTCCAAGGTTTATCAAAATTAGCATTTACAATTTCCATCGTAATATTTGGGTTTAAACTTAATGTATTCCAATACCAAGGTTTATCAGGATTAGCATTTACAATTTCCATCGTAATATTTGGGTTTAAACTTAATACACCCCAAATCCAAGGTTTATCAGGATTAGCATTCACGATTTCTATAGTAGTATTCGGGTTTGCAGTTAATCTACCCCAATCCCAAGGTTTATCAGGATTAGCATTAACGATTTCTATAGTAATATTTTTACTCCAACTTAATCCGCTCCAATCCCAAGGTTTATCCGGATTAGCATTAACAAATTCCATAGTAATATTTGGATTACAACTTAATCCGCTCCAATCCCAAGGTTTATCAGGATTAGCATTAACAAATTCCATAGTAATATTTTTACTCCAACTTAATCTGCTCCAATCCCAATGTTTATCCGGATTAGCATTAACAAATTCCATAGTAA